CGGGGGGCCGCGCCCCCCCCCGCCGGCAAACCCCTCACGTCCACGAGAACCGGGCGGGCCGCCGCCGCCCACGAATAGAACCCGCCGACCGACTGGAGAGCCGACCGGCGCGTATCGCGCGCCCACATGTGGGCGGCCGACCACTCGATTACGTCCGCCGTCGTCACATCCCAGGGGGCGACCTCGACGGCGCGGGCGAATCGTCGCACCCAATCAACCCGAAGCCTCACCGTCGCCACCGTCCGACCCGTTCCAAGCATGTGCAACCGCCAATCTGTGATTGGCGTGTCCCATCCGCCCGGCACTCGTGCTTTCTGCATAACCATGGCCGCTATCCTCGTCCCAATCGCTCAAATCCGCGCGCCGTGGGCACCCTTGCCCGCGCTCACCTGGTCGGACACTACGCCGCTTGTGTCCACATATCGGACACTGTGACGTAATCCCGAGGTTGCAGGTTCGAGTCCTGTCGGGGGCGCTTTTCCCGGCCGGTAGGTGTTACCAGGTCGGCAACAGAGACGCCTAGCGCAGATGCTAGACTGTCCAATTCTTCGAGTTGCCAGGGGCGCTTTCCTGTCCATCGTTTGTTAATCGACGGCTGGGAAATGCCGAGCATTTGGCCTAATCGGACCTGGTTGTATCCCATCCGCGCGGCTTCTGCGCGAACGTTCGAGGCGACAATATCGCGTGTCGTGAGCTGGTTTGCCGGGGCGGGCATCATCTGAATTGCCATGCCCCTAGTTTAATCCATAACGGCATAATCTGTAACCGCCTGGATACACTTCGGGTATTCCCTTGGTTTGCATCCTATTCCGACATGGATTAGAACATAAACCATGGATACTTCCCACGACATCGTTACCCGTGAGGTCACGCGCTACATGCGCGCCACGGGCCTATCACAGGCAGCGATGGCGACCGCAATCGGACTTCGCCAACCGGCCCTATCGAAGCGCATCAACGGCGCATTGCGCTGGTCGCTGGCCGACCTCGACCGCCTGGCCGACGCGGGGGTCCCTATCCATCTCACCGCATCGACGCTTGACCGAGAGGCCCGCTCATGAGTTACCGAATCGACTGGCTCCAGTTCCTCGCCGCCCTGACCGCGCTCGTCGCCTACGGCGTCGTCATCTGGTCCTGTTTCGCCCTCTATCTCCCGTGGCCTGTCTCGACGCCCGGCATGATCGTGGCCTTCCTGGCATCCGGCGTGTGGTCGCACCGACGCGACGTGCACGAGAGGGGCCGCAAATGATTACCAAATCGGACGCTGCCATCGTGCGGTCGCTACTGCGCAAGTCGCAATCTCTGACCCTCCAGCTCGCCGAGGACGCCGCCCACATGGGCGTGCCCGGCGCGAAGCGGATGCGCCCGAAGGACCGTGCACAGAAAATCAAGCTCCTGCATTGCTACGTGACTGTCGCAATCCGTTACACAGTGGATGCCCAGTCATGACCGCCGCCGCACTGTCGTGGACTGAGGAAGAGCGCGCCGACTTTATCGCGGCCGCTCGCGCCGCCATCGGTGGCCCACGATCTGAGGACGCCGCCGCCAACCCGGCGCGTGTGCCCGCGCCCAAGGCGCGCGGCGTCCTCAACGCTGGCCAGTCCCTCACCTCGCTTCTCGCCGCCCTCTCCCGCGTCGGTTGGGGACCCCTCCGAGGCCGTGAGTTCGCCGCCTCGCGTGCCGTCCTCGATACCCTCGCCATCCTCGCCCACGACACCCGCGCCGACCTCGCGGCCGTCGTCCAGACAACGGCCCGTCAACTCGCCAAGCGGGCCGGTTACTCCCTTCGCCACACGTCGCGTTGTCTCCAGTGGCTTGAGGACGCGGGCGTCATCGAGTGGCACCGGGGCGGCATCCGTATGGGCGTGCCCACGGTTGGCGTCATCAAGGTTGTGAAACGGACGCTCGTGGACTGGACGCTAGCGTTCCGCCGCGCGTCCGACGCCGAAGATCGCGCCCGTAACGCCGCGACTCGCGCCCGTATCCAGTTGTACCGACTTCGCCGAAACACGGCCCGCCCGAAGCCGCTCACGGCCCATGTGGACATGAGTTCGCCCCTTCCCTCCTTACAGGAAGAGGGGGCCACCAAGGCGGCCCCTCAGCCTTCCGGGGGATCAATTCCGACACCACCTAATCGAAAGGACCTCGACGTGCCGAAGTACCGACCAACCTACATGACCTACCTAGCCACCGAGTGCAAGCACGGTGAACCCTCATCTGACCGCTGCAACCGTTGCAGGTATGAAGCAATCATGCGACAGCAGCAAGCCGCCGAAGCCGAAAGAGAGCCCCCCCCACAACCCAGCCCCACAGGTACATGACCACGGGGAACCAGCCGCTAAACACGCCGGCGCCCTCAATAGAATCCAGCTTCTTCT